AATGAAATCACAGGTGAAGTAGTTGACAAGTTTATCAAACTACATCAGTTGGAATTGCCCCGCTACAGACGTTTAAGAGAGCTTTACGAGAGTAGAGGGCCAATACTAGAACAAGAAGCTAAAGACGAATACAAGCCAGACAATCGGCTTGTGGTTAACAACGCTAAACAGTTGGTTGATAGTTATAACGGTTACTTTATCGGTATACCAGTAAAAGCAACGCATGAGAACGATACAGCCAGAGAATTTATTAACACCTTTTCAAACAGCAATGATTTATCCGACAAAGAAAGTGAGTTGTCTAAGCTTACTGCAATCTACGGTCACGCATTTGAGTATGTTTACCAGAATTCAAATGCAGAAACCAGAACAGTTGCCAACGATCCATTTGATATGTTTATCGTTTATGACGATGCGATTGAACGAAACCCTTTGTTCGCTGTTAGGTGGTATGTGACAGATGATGGCTACGAAGGACAGTTATTCACTGAGTCAGAAGAGTTAACCATACTTAGTGACGGCAAGGACACGATCCTTGCCGATTCTAAGCCTGTATATTATGGCGGAGTACAAATAGTCGAGTGGATAGAAAACGAAGAGCGTACATCGTTGTATGAGCCTGTAGAATCATTGATAAACGCTTACAACTCTGTGTTGTCTGGTAAAGCAAATGATGCGGATGCGTTCGCTGATGCTTACCTCGCTATTTTAGGTGCAGAGTTAGACGAAAGCGGCGTTGCCAAGATACGAGACAATCGCATTATTAATTTATATGGGACAGACGATGCAAGCAAAATCGTCGTTAAGTTCCTTGACAAGCCAGATGGCGATACGACACAAGAACATTTGTTAGACAGGTTAGAGCGTTTAATCTATGAAAAAACTATGGTGGCGGACATTAATGATGATTCCTTCGGCAACGCTTCGGGAACTGCGTTAGCTTTTAAGCTACAGCCGATGAATAACCTAGCAATAAACAAGCAGCGTAAAGTTAAAGCAGCTATGAGTAAGCGGTATAAGCTACTGTTTAACATTCCCACAAACGTGCCTACTAATCTAAAAGATGAGTGGCAAAATATCGAGTATCAGTTCACACGTAACATGCCGCGCAATTTAGCAGATGAGGCGGAAACAGCGATGAAGCTAGAGGGTGTAGTAAGTAAAGAAACGCAACTATCCATGCTGTCGGTTGTGGACGATGTAATAAAAGAAATGGCTAAGATGGAAGCGGAAAACAAAGAACCAGAAGTTTACGACTTTGAGAAAGCGACTGATTAACCATGAGTGACTATTGGCAACGCAGAAACGATGAAATGAAACACATACAAGCTATGTATGATACCGATGCGAAGTACAACAAAGCTTTAATCAAGTTATACGATGACACTCAGAATGACATCCAAAAAGAAATAGACTCATTCATGCAGCGGTATGCAGGTAAAGAAAACATATCCATGGACGAAGCTAGAAAGCGTATATCTGACACAGATGTTGAAAAGCTAAGCAGTAACGCTAAAAAGTTCGTTAAAGAGAAAGATTTTAGTCCACGCGCTAACGAAGAATTAAGGCGGTATAACTTGAAGATGAAAACAAGCCGCTTAGAATTGCTCAATAATAACGTTAGACTGAACACGATAGCTTTGGCAGATGCAGAAGATCGTTTGTTGACTGCTCGATTATCAGCCGAAGTTGTGGGTGAAATGACTAGACAAGCCGGCATATTAGGCGAAACGGTACTCTCTCAAACACAGATGAACCGAGTGGCTAAGTCATTAGTAACGGCGGATTTCAAAGGTGCAACGTTTAGCGAGCGGGTGTGGCGGAATCAAACGGAGCTACAGGCAGGATTAGAATCCTCTATGCGTAAAGTTCTAATTAATGGTCAGAACCCTAGACGTGCAAGTATAGAGTTAAGGAAACTAGTCAAAGATGACTTTAAAAACAAGACGTACGCTGCTGAACGTATAGCGATTACTGAATCAGCTAGAGTTCAATCAGGTGCACAAATCGAATCATTTAAAGAGTTTGGTGTGGATAAGCTTGAGTGGGTTTCTGAACTTTCGGCGTGTAAAATATGCCTACCTTTAGATGGTAAGATATTCAATGTAGATACAATGTATAAACAAAGCGTGACTATCCCAGCCCACAGTAATTGTAGATGTTCGTACTCCGCTTATGTATCGAGAGAAGATTTTGAAGCTGATTTAAAGGCTAGAGGGTTATAACTTAGGAGGTTATACAAATGCATCATTATATCACTAAATATAAAGAGAACAATAAACGTTATGCAGAATCATGGTTACAAATTAACATGTTTGGCATATGTTATTGCTTTAACAAAAAACGTATAGAGTTATAAGGAGGTGTTCGCTTGTATTATCGTAAACCGACAGAAAACAAAACGATAAGAGGGAAGTGATCCGATTGTACGCAATCATATCTTATTAAGGAGTGGTTAAATGAATTATAAAACTAATTTAGAAATGGTTAAACTTGCGATAGCTGAACTAGAAAAAGTGCAAGTTTTCAAGATTGAAACGATTGATATTGATTCGACTAATTACGATGATGGCAGTTCTTCTTTTACTGTTACTGTTAATTATCCTTGTACAAAAGAAAAAGAAAATGTGCATCCGGACTTTCACGACGTTGCGAAATCTATATCCGAAATTGTAAAACGCAGAGAAACACTTACAAAAGACGAACGCTTCAACCCTTAGTCGCTACTCATTGAGTAACGGCTATTTTTATTGTCCAAATCCGTGATTTATGACATAAAACTGATTCATGAGTATATGGTTGCCGAACCTAAAACGCGGAGGTAATAAATATGAATGACTTATTAAAAATGAATCTACAAATGTTTGCTGATGAAACGAATCCAGAGGAGAAACCTGCAGATACTCCGCCAGATGAAACTCCGCCAGCAGACGATGTACCACCAGAAGAAACGTATACAAAAGCACAGATGGAAGAAATCATAAACAAACGCGTCATTCGTGAAAAGAAGGCTGCTGAAAAAGCAATTGCTGAATCAGAAAAATTAGCCAAGATGAACTTAGAAGAAAAAGACAAGTACGAGAAACAGCAGTTACTAGATAAGATTGCTGAATANGAACGTAAAGATCAAGTTTCTTCTCTTTCGAAAGAAGCTAGTAATATGTTTGCTGATAAAGGTATCAAGGTTAATGACAACATTATCAGCCAGTTGATTAAAGACACAGCAGAGGACACGCAAGCGGTTGTAAATGACTTCATCACTATGTATCAAGAAGACATTCAAGCAGGCGTTAAACAGGCTCTAAGTGGTAACGCTCCACGAGTGAACACGAACAATAAGCAAGGCATCACCAAGAAAGATTTTGATAGTATGGGTTACAAAGATAAAGTTGCACTTAATCAAACTAACCCAGAACTATACAAACAACTTACAAAAGGAGATTAAAATATAATGACACAAACAAAATTAGTAAACATGATCAACCCGGAGGTTATGGCAGACATGATTTCCGCAGCGTTAACAGACCAAATCCGTTTCGCACCACTAGCAACAGTGAACACAGACTTAGTAGGTCGTGCAGGTTCTAAACTAGCTTTCCCTTCATGGAATTACATTGGTGATGCTACTATCATCGCAGAAGGCGCAGCTATTCCCTTAGATTTAATGAGCGCATCAGAGAAAGAAGTAGAAGTTATGAAAGCTGCTAAAGGTGTAGAAATTACAGATGAAGCTGCTTTATCTGGTTTAGGCGACCCTATTGGTGAAGCTACTAAACAATTAGCTATGGCCATCACTAAGAAAGTTGACGACGATTTAATTACGGCTGCTTTAGAAACAACTCAAACGTTCGAGATTGCTCTGAATGCAGGGTTTAAAGTTGCTGCTTTAGAAGAAGGCTTGGCTATCTTTGATGACGAAGATCAAGAACCAATCGCATTGCTAATTAACCCTAAAGATGCGGCTGTTTTACGAGCAGATGCACAAGCTAATCACTTGTTAGGTTCAGACGTTGGGGCTAACCAATTCATCAACGGAACTTATGGCGACGTGCTAGGCGTATCTATCGTTCGTTCTCGTAAAGTTGCAGAAGGCGCACCTATCTTAGTTAAACAAGGAGCTTTAGCATTGGTGCTTAAACGTGACGTTATGGTAGAAACTGACCGTGATATTACGACTAAAACAACTGTTATTACAGCAGACGAGCATTACGCTGCTTACCTTTACAATGCAGCTAAGGCTGTTAAATTCACTACAGCTACAGCATAAGGAGTGATTAAATGAGTTTGCTATTACGCAGACGCCACAAAGAGAATAAGCCTGTTCCAAAAGAGCAGGTTAAAACTCCGGTGGTTAAAGAAGAAGTTAAACCAGAAACGAAAAAGAAAAAGAAGTAGGTGANTGAGTAGTATGGGACTCCAAGAGGTAAAAGTGTTCTTGAGCATCGCAGCGACTGACAGGGACGGCTTACTAGGATTGCTCTTAGATAACGCTCAAACGCAATTAATAAGCCGCTTAGATGGCGATGTGATACCAGCAGAGTTGCAATACATCGTGGACGAGGTTGCGATCATTCGGTTCAACCGTATCGGGAGTGAAGGCATGGCAACGGAATCAGTCGAAGGTCATTCGGCAAAATATGAGCTGAACGACTTCGCACGGTTCGAAAATGATGTGTCACGTTATAACTCAAAAAAACTCGATTCAAAAATCGGGGTGGTCCGGTTCTTATGAGATACGACAAACCTTTCTATTTTGTAACGGAAGCCGAAGAAGTATACGACTACGACACAGGCAATTATACGCTTGCTGAGCCAACGAAAGAACGTGCGTGGGCGTTAGCTATGCCGACAAGCGACAGACGACAAGAGATGCTGTATGGAGCGTTTAAACAAACGGCACTGACGTTGCTCACACAAACGGATTATACTACCCAGTTTGAATTCATCGAAGTGGAAGGTAACCGGTTCAGAGTTGATAACAAGCGCACGTTTAAACGAGATGTAGCGTGGGAAGTTAGTGGTATTCAATGAGCAAATATGTTCTTGGCGCTGATGTATTGATTAAACAATTAAAAGCAAACGCAAACGTAGACGATGTAAAGAAAGTTGTGAAATTAAATACCAGCGAGATGCAACAGAAAGCGCAACGGTATTCGCCCGTGGATACAGGTAATTTGAAGCGATCAATTGGGTTTGACTTGACGGAAAAAAACCTAAACGGTCACGTAGGCGCTACTGCTGAATACGCACCGTACGTCAACTACGGCACACGGTACATGACGGCACAGCCGTTCCTTACTCGTGCATTCAATGAACAAAAACAACTGTTTGTTAAAGATTTAAAACGTTTGATGAAATGAGGTGGGTAAGTGTCACCAGAGCAAATTGTTTTCACTGAGCTTTATCGCATAAGTACTGATTTAGGTTTTGACACCTACGATTATCTACCGGATAGCACAGCACAGTACCCTTTCGTCCACATCGGCGAACAGTTCGTACAATCGAGTCGTTCAAACAAAACAAGAGTCTTTCCTTCAACGCAAATTACTCTTCATGTTTGGCATAACGACAGGCGGAAACGCGGAACGGTGAGCACTATGCTAGAAGCTGTAGAAAAAGAACTATGGCAGTCAAGATCCATGCGACACTTAGACGTGCAACTAAATAATGTGAATAAACAAATATTAACTGACAACAGCACAGCTTCCTACTTGCTTCACGGCACGTTGGAACCTGATTTTAATATCCAATAAGGAGGAATTAATTTGGTAGAAGTAGTAAGAGGACAAGACAGAATATTAATGTT